TTTCTCCGGACGCGCCGCCTTCTCAGCCTCGGCCAGCTTCTCAAGGAGCGCGGTTGCCCACTCAGCCGGGGTGGTCTCAGGACCTTTCGGCTCCTCGCCCTCACGAGCAATCTTGGTTGCCTTGAGGTCTTTCAGGTGGCAGCGGATCATCCGGTCAAGCCGCTCTGCCGCATCCCAGTCACCAGCCTCCTGTGCCCGACCGAGTTTGAGGAAGTAGACTGCCACCAACTCCACCTGCATGAAGTCCGAGCTCTTGTTGAACACGAAGTCCTGGTGGAGTTGCTCGATGATCGCGTCAAAGAGCGGTTTCTCCTCTGGTGACAGAAACCTGTCCGCGTAGACGCCGTGCTTCAGTGCATTTGTGTTGCCTTCGGGAGCACCCGCGCGGCGAGTCTCAGTGTTCCTGTGCCAGCGGTCCATCCCATCGCGGTCTCTGACTCCGACCTCCGGTTCTGTCTGTTCTGTTCGCATGTCTTCAGTCATCAATGTGTTCCTATCGCTCATATTGTTCCGGCGAACCGGAGATGGGCGCGGGAGGCATTTCTCGCCTTATCCTGCGCTTGCCGCTGTCCCGGCTTGCACAAGAGACTGCTGATCTGCAGGGTTGGCAGGCGCGATCTGCCCTGGTCGACTAATGCCAAACGGGTCATCATCCGCAGGCACGACCTTTCCGCCAAACACCCGCTTGACCTCATGAATCTGCTTCACCGCTTCCGGTGTCGAGCCGACCATCAGACGTAACTCCTCCAGCGTGAACCTGACCTTGGTTGTCCATTTGGCTGGCACGACGACCGAGTCATCTCTGACGAAGACCGCGATGTCCTCGATGATGGATGATCTGATTCCGGCGTAGCCCTGGGTATCGAGCAGATGCTTGAGTTTTCCAGCCTGATCGGATGGCTCCGCAGACCGGCTGCGTGCCGCCTGATTCTGTTGATAGCCACTCCAGGCGTCGTCCCAGGTCTTGCGGTAAGCCGAGAAGGTCTGCTCTGATGGCGGCACATAGGACTTCACGTTCGTCGTTCTGATCGCTCGCCGAAGAGCCTCCTCGCCGATGTGCCGGACAGCCCAGGAATGAATCGCGTTGAACCGGGTTCTCAGAACCTCGAACGTCGCGTCGTCTAGACGTCCCGCTCCGTGAGACTTCCGGACATTCTCCATCCGGTGTCGCAGCCAAGCATAGTAGGAGGCGTCCAGCATCCGGTAGACGGGGTCGCAACTCAGCTCGTAACCGAACCGGGGATCGTATTCCTCGAATGAATCCAGGTCGGTTGCGACCCACAGGAAATGATAGTCGGGGACGGTCTCCTCGGACGAATCGCCAGGTGCCGCGTTCTCGGTGATCTCGCGGACAAGTTCCTCACGGTGCTCGTGGACTATCTGCCGGATGCCATCCGTGATAAGCCAGTCCGGCTCCAGCCTGATCTTGCCGTCCGGCTGAATGCTTGCCCTGAGGCCGCATCTTGTCAGTGAATCGAGGTGCGCCATCAGAACTCCTCATAGCCCGGCGTGGACGAAGCCGGAGCAGACTCGTCGGGTGAACATAGTGAACCTGAGTGAACATTCTCACCCTCGTCTACATGTGTATGTGCGCATGCATGTGTGTCCGCGCACGCATGAGGGGAAGAGGGGGAATGTTCATCGATGTTCTCTATGTTCACCCTACCAGAAAACAGATCGCTTGTCGGGACCAGCATCCACTGACTTGCGCGCTTGGATTTCCCCGCAGCGATTATCCGATTCTCGCCTATCACACGATCACGCTGCCGACTGAGCCGTCGGCCAAAAGCAGTCTTTTGCGACCTCTCGCCGCCTTTGCCGAAGTCGAACACGTCCAGTTCCAAAGCCAGGTCAAACAGGTCGTTCACTCCCACGCGCTCCTGACCGAACTTCTCCGACCATGCCTCGACCAGTTGCCGCCACATCGTTCCCTCGATGTCCGCCTGCTCGTAGAACTCAAGGAGGTTCGACAGGAACCTGGGTACCCCCACGTGCTGTAATATCCCCCCGACTATCGCGGTCCATTGTTCATAGGAACCCAGCGGCTTGGTCTCGGAGGCGGGCATACCGGCGCACACCCATGCCTGGATGAGCGTAAGAGCAGCGCCCACCAGTTCGCCGCGGTTAGCAAGCGCCCAGCCGCGAAGCTTCTTCTGCCTGAACCCATCACGAAACCACGGACGGTCCACCTTTGCGTCCAGCCGAATGCGTATGCATCGCCTGGCGATCTCCGTTGTCATGGTGGGATTGTTGGCAGTCGTCACCCAGACGCAGCGCACGGGGATATGCAGGTTCTCCGACTTGCCCAGTATCCGGTCCTCCCAGACCGTTGCCGTAAGCGCGGAAGCCAGCGCCCCGGAGTTGAGCGGCCGCGTGACGTTGTCCAGGAGAACCACCGTGCGCGCGCTGCGGAGTTGCGCGGTTATCCGTTTTCGCCATTCGTCATCGTCCCTGGCCTCGGAAATAGTCGACACCTGCTTGCCACAGGCGGGTGTCAGCAGGACATCGGCCAGCAGTCCTTTTCCCGTGCCCGCCTGCGGAGCCTCGACAAGATGGTTGGGCGTCGGCCCGTCGATAAGGTCTCGCACGAATGGGAGAAGAAGGAGTCCGACGGCATGCGCGCGGTCGGCTTCATCCACGAACGGGAACTCTGAGATCATATCGAGGATCAGGCTCTTCGCTGCATCGACCTCGCCTGACGATGGGGCAGACGGTATGTCGGGGATCTTCAGCCCGGCCCTCGACATCCGATATGTCTGCCCGGCGGCATGGTAGCCCTCGGCCATTGAGAGCGAACCATCCGGAGCGAACACAGGAACGTCCGTGATACGCGCCAGCACCGGCAGCGGAGGATTGGGAGTCGCCAGCACGTCCCTCACGACATCGACTGGAGGCTTGGCCGATTCGTCCTGCTCCCCGCTCACCCAATTTGCCACACGAGCCAGTTCGTGTCGCAGCCTGTCGGGGGTCAGTTCCCTGGGGACCAGCATCCCATCATCGTCTTTTTCGAGTCTGGAGGGAAGACCGATATACCGGAAATACCTCGGAGGGTTGTTGGCACGGGCGATGGCCTCCCAGCACTGACCTGTCACGCTGCGAAGGTCCTGGCAGTCAGCACGGATGGCAGGTAGACCTTCAACGGGGCGCGTTTGCGTCTTAGCTACTCCAGCATCTCGCTTCGCGCGCCGTTTCCGTTTGCCTGTGTGGTCGGCATAGGTCTCTTTGACTATGCCGTTGGCTGCGTCAATCGTGATCTGCCCGTATGTTTTCGGGCCTCGCGATTCATCCCACTTGTCGCGCATCAGTCCCGACTCGCGGAACAGCCTGTCCATCCTGGCCGGGTCTTTGTCCGTCCAGTACGCAAGCATGCAGCAGAGCGCCATGTCCGCCGCGCTGGCGTCGCCGTTGTACTCCCCGATGTTCCCGTTCCAGAGCCGCCCAAACTTCTCTCCGTTGGTCGCGGACAAGGCTTCCTCGATGAGCGCCGGATCGGACTTTCCGACCGGCCGGGCGTTTTTTGTGCTTTCCTTCGGCGGAACGTTCTGGGGGTTCTCACCGAACACGTCGAAGTAAATCTCGCTCACTGCCTCCTGAGCGCCGTTGATCTGGGCCGGCGAGCCGGGCCACAGCCTGCCCGTAAACACGACGAGCCGCACGTCGTCGTATATCTCGAACTGCGGCTTGCTGTGTGTCCGGCACCTGGGTCCGGGTTTCTTTGCCCGTGTGACGATGTGGATGCCCGCTCCAGACCGGCTGAATTCCGTGTAGGAACCAATGCGCCCGATCATCTCAAGCGCCCAGGGCTCCATCTCACCGTCGTTCACCACATGGTCGAGATCCACGAACACATAAGGGTCGGACTCAGATAGTACGAACCCTATGCCGTCGAACCTGTTTGCGGACTTGGCAGCCGCTTCCAGGACCTCATCAAAAGTATGCCAGGTCGCCGGATCATTGGTCTTGGCGTTGCCGCGTCCGACTTTGTCCGTTCGGTATGGTATCTTGGTGGGAATGTCATTGCGATTCTCGATGCGGTAGCAGACCCACTGCCGAAGCGTCTTCAGCTCGTCTGGTATATCGTCGTAGATCGTTGCGTCCGACGCGTTTCTATCCACTCGGCTGCCTCCGGTATCTCGGCCGCCGCTCACCGAACTCAAAGCGCGCTCGACGGGCTGCCCTGTATGCGCCGATAAGCCGTGGAGCATTTGCCGAAGGGTATTTCTCGTCCTCGAGAGCGATGGGGTTCAGGCATTCCGCGCCGACATCGTCGTTGCATATCCACAGCTCGCGATCACTCTTGCGCCCCAGGGCAAAGACCCAAGCCGAACTACTGTGTAGTTCGCTTGTGGCCGGGTATGGCATGATTCCATACTCCCCCGGCCAGGGGTTACCCGCTATGTAGAGCAACAGTTGGCAGTCGGACCGCTCGGCGAGGAGATCGCATTCAAGGTGATAGTCCCACTCGCCGGGAGGCTTTATCTCCACCCAACAATGCTGATCCGGCAGCCAGAAATCCGGGAGGTACCTGACTCCGTCGCCAAGCTCGAACCCCTCAGGCTCGTAGAGGTAGGGGACGCCGAGGCTGTCAAAGAACACCGCCCATCGTGCTTCCAGCCTGCTGCGGAATCTGTAGCCGTTGTACTGAGTCTCAATTGCCTGGATCGTGTTCATTGGGCACCCCCGTTCAACAGGAGTGATAGGAACGTCTTCCGCGCATCCACCTGCACACGCTTGGCGCAGTTGGCGATTCCCCAGTGGTCGCCGACGATTATCGCTGTCTGAGAGGCACGCGTCACGCCGGTATAGAGCAGGTTCCGATGGTGCATGAACGAGTGTGACTTGTGCGCAATCACAATCGAGCAGGGAAACTCCGACCCCTGGGACTTGTGAATGGTGAGCGCGTAGGCAAGCTGGATATCACCGCGATGCGGCGACCCCGCTTCGATATGGACTATCTTGTCCTCGAACTCGATGGTTAGCGACCCGTCGAGACCAACGCTGCGGACAATCCCCATCGCGCCGTTCATGACTCCGAGGTCGTAGTTGTTCCGGGTCTGGATGACCTTGTCATTGGTGAGCAGCTTTGGACGTCTGCCTGGCTGGACGGGCGGCGCGTCATAGTTCCAGAGCTTCCGCTGGATGAGGCGCTGGAGCTTAGTGTTCAGTTCGACTGTGCCAAGCGGGCCCTTGTGAGTAGGAGTCAGAAGCTGTACGTCTCGCAGGATGTCAAAGCCCAGCTTCTCATTGAGCGTGTGTTCGAACAGGTCGAGAACGAACCGTTGGACGCGTTCTGCGTCGGTATGCTGGTCAGCGACATACCACGCCCCCCGCGCCGAGGTATCGCGTTGCGGAGTCTTTGGCACTTCGCCTTTGAGAATCGCGATGCTGTTCTCTTTGAGGATTCCAGCCTGCCGCACTATGTCGTCGAGGATCGTGGTCGGCAGCGATCTTGACTCGATCAAGTCTCGAAGGATGTTGCCCGGGCCGACAGGCGGAAGCTGATTGTGGTCGCCAACGAGTACAACTGCCGTGCGGTCAAGATCGATTGCCTGGAAGAGATGCCAGGCGAGAACGACGTCGACCATCGAGACCTCGTCGACGATAAGCATGTCTGCCGAGATGGGGTTCTCCGAGTCACGAGCGTAGGTCTTGCCGTTGAACCCGAGCAGCCTGTGGATCGTTGAAGCTTCCCGGCCGGTGGCCTCTTCCATTCGTTTGGCGGCCTTGCCGGTTGGTGCACAGAGCACTACGCGCAGGTCATGCTCGTCGCAGAGCCGGGTGATCGCGGCGACAGTGAATGTCTTACCGGATCCGGCACCACCGGAGATGAGTGATATGGAATGCGCGGCGGCGCTAACGGCCGCGTCAAGCTGCTTGGGATTGAGGCGCGGCGCGACACGCCTCACCTCCGCGCGCGTATCAGACTCTTCTCCAAGGCACGGACTGGTCTTTGAGCCGCCAGCGAACACGCGCGCCAGATCCTCTTCAGTACTCCGGATGAATGGCTTTGCCACGAGGAACCTGCACTCAGCGGAGTAGCAGGTCAGGGACTTCTCATCGATCAGATCGTCCAGGTGCTTCTCGATCTGCTCGCGACTGTCCAGGCAGTCCATCACGAGCAACTCGTTGACCCGGTCGAGCAGGTCTTCGTACTCCACCCAGCAGTCGCCCTGATCCAGGGCATCATCGATGCAGAACACAATCCCAGCGCGAACGCGGCTTGGCTCGTCCTTGGCGATGCCCACCTGCCGAGCTATCTTGTCGATCCGCTTGAAGCCAAAGCCGTCGATCTCCCCGACAATCACATAAGGGTCGCGCTCAATGATGCCGACCGCATTGTTGCCGAGCTTCTTCACCAGCTTCGTTACCTGATGATGTGTGAGCCCGTATGCGGCAAGCGCCGTCATCGCCTGGTTCACATGGCTCGTTTCGAGCCAGTGATCGCGGAGAGACTCGATAACCGATAGCGGCACCTTCGCGGCGTCCGCGATCTTCTCCGGTTCATCGATTAGGTGCTGCTCGAACCCCGAGCCGAACCGCTCAGCGATGATCCTTGCTTTTGCCGGGCCGATACCCTTGATGTCAGGATTGTTCGCAAGATAGTTGGCGAGGCCGCGGGCGTCCATCTGCCGGTCGAACTCCATGCTCGTGACCTCGAACTGGAAGCCATACTTGGGGTGCCGAACGAACTTGCCGTGAAGCACGAGCGGCTGGTTCTCCTGAACCACCACGTTTCCGGCGAACTGTATCCGGTCACCGCGCTCTGTTATGAACCGTCCGGCAGAGAAGTTGGCGGATGAGAAGAATACTCGCTCGACCTCCCCCCGGATTCGGGTGTGTTCTGTTGTTGCTGTTGGCATGAATCCTGAGCCCTCCGATGATAGCGCAGCAAGTACTCTTCGACGAACCGGCGCGCGCACTGCCGGTCGGAGCAGAAATAGACAGGGACGCCGTAGTCGACGATGATCGAGAGCGCGGCACCTACAACCGAACTCGGATGCGCGCCGGAACGATAGGCTCCGCTGAGCAGATCATCAAGCCCGGCTTCCACCACCACGCACGCCCGGTCGTATTCGGCAAGCTTCAGAAGCTCTCTGCGGAACCGGTCTCTGTCGCGGATGACCGTGTGGACGAAGTCCTCTGCCGTCTTCCGCTCGACAGCGACTACGTGCTCCAGACCGGCGAGGGAATAGTCCCCCGCCGGTAGAGCACGCCGCTCGATCACGAACCGCCGAGGAGGAAACGAATACGGCTCCTGTTCGCGCGTATCGACTACGACCGTGACGAGTTCGGCCATCTAGAACGGGGCGAGCGAGTCGTCCTCGGGAGCCAAATCCTCAACCACTATCCGCCGGTTGAAGTAGATGTTCTCGCTCTCGCCCTTGGTGCGCTTGGTGACCTCAAGCTTCACATCCAAGAGGTCGCCGAGTCTGGCCGGAAGATCGGAGAGCTTCTCGATGTCCAGCCCGCAGGTGTGCAAGTCGGTCTTCAGCCACTTCAGGTTCTCCTTCGAGGCCATCACGCTGTTGCGCCAGAGCAGACGTCCGGCGAACCGTGGGCCGAGAATCTTCAGCGTCCACTTCAGCATCGGATTGCCGGAGGACTGAGCGCGGGTGAGTTCGACCTTCTCGACGTTCACCTGATACTTGCCGTCGGGTATGTCCTCGAACTCCCGTTCCTCGACGGGCGCTTCGGCGAAGTCATCGTCAAACTGAGCGAGGTCAAGATCGCTCGTGCCCGTGGTGTCGTAATCCTGGGTCATCGTGTTGCCTCCTTGGGTGTTTTCTTGGTATCCGCCGTGGCGTTGAACGCCTCGGCGAACTTGGCATAGTCGAGATCGATCACTTCGGGCAGCTTGCCGGTCCGGTCGCCCGCCTCATAGTTGAGACTGGGCTTAGTGCGCATGACTCGGCGAGCCGCCATCTTGTTGTCGGGACCTGCCGCCGTTTCGATGTCGCAGTAGAGGACCATGTCGACTAAGCCGAGAACGATCTTTCTGGCCTTCTCCGGCAGTGTCGGCACGGTTTTGTTGTACTTGCCGGTGCGGGTCTCTATCTCCACCTCCTGCGAATGGGAAATGAGATACAGGCCGCAGGGCATGAAAGCAAGCTTGTTCAGGACGCGCTGGAACTCGTTGTTGGTGAGAGCGAAGCCCTTGCCGTAGCCGAGATCGGACTCGTGCTCGACCTTGAACTTGCGGCAGACGTGTTCGGCGCACATTCGATACGCGTTATCGACGGTGTCGAGAATCACGGTCCTGAACTCGTGATTGCCCTCGGCTATCTCTCCGCAGGCCGCGAGCAGCTCGTCCCACGACCGGATCGGAACCTGGAATACCTCCAGGGAGTTCAGGCCGGGCTCGGTCGAGAGGAACACCGCGCGGTCCGCGTGCGAGCACCACGTCGACTTACCTATCTTTGTCGCGCCGTAGACCAGGACCGTCAGGTCCGCCAGGTTTGGTTTGGGCGGTGTCTTCTGGGTTGGAAGTAGCATCAGAATGCCTCCTTATGGGCGTTTGATATCTCGGAATCCGTCCGCAGTTCTTCGTGCGGCTGCTTTGTCTCATAGAAGTTGGCGATCACGTTCTCGCTGCCGTTTGAACGACAGAGCGGGAAGTATGCGCACGTCCGGTGGTTCGCGAAGCAGTAGGATGTGTTCCGGCAGAATGCGTCACGACGTCTGCAGTCCAGGAACTGCTGTGTAAGCTCCCAGAGGTCGCTCTTCATCGCGTCGAACTGGTCGCGCGAGATATAGAGAGCCTCTCGGCAGAACATGTCAGGCTCGGCGTACTTCACGGCAAGCCGGTCCTGGAATGCTTCATCCGGCTCCGGCAGCTTTCGCGTGGCGGAAGACTTGCCGGTCTTCGACTTGGACAGCAATTCCGCGCGGCGGGATTCGAACTCGGCTTCCGTCTCGCCCTTGCCCTGCTGTAGCTTCGCTTTGACGAGCACGTTGTAGATGACGCCAGCGATCTTGATGCCGAGCGTCTGCTCGATGTAGTGCGCATACAGCGTGATCTGGAGATCAGTCCATAAGCGCTCAAGATAGTCGGCGTCCACTTGCGAGGCTGTCTTATGCTCGAAGATGTAGTACTCGCCAGTTGCCCGCATACGCACTATGCCATCCACCTTTCCGGCCATGGTCAAGCTGCGGGAGCACGCTCTGGTGGCGGGATTGATGATCTTGCCCTCGAACGTTTTCTCAAGAGCGACGATCTCGAAATCCTCAGTCGCGTATCGTGCGGCATAGCCAGTCATCATTGCTCTGGCCAAGTGCCAGTCGGACTTCTGCGATTCGTCCTGCGCCCGGTTCGGCAGTGATCGGTCGAGGAAGTCGAGCACCGAATCCAGGCCGTCACCGCCGTGCCACATCTCAAGGCACGTGTGGATGAGCGTCCCGAACGAGAGGGCCTGGTCCCGGCCGATAGGGACCAGTTCCCTCAGATACCTCCACTCGCAGGCTTTCCGGCAGTTGCGGAACGAGTTCCAGAATGAGTAGGTGGAAACCGTTGGCTGGTTCATGCGAACGCTCCATACAGATCGAGCAGATCGCCGAGCCGCTCCCCGGTCTCCCCGAAATCGACTCGGAAGCTGCCACCGGCGCTGGCGTTCAGGAATCCTGTGAACACTCTCGCGAGGTCGTTTCCGAGCTGAGACTCCGCGTCTATCAGGCAGGTGCGACGCCTCTTATTCACGGCGAATCTGCCGTCGACCAACATCGCGGACTCACCGTGGATCGACTCCACAGGAATAGCGGACAATGCGAGTATTCGCTCGACGTCGTCCATCGCTACGCTGCCGTCGAATGTGAACTTGTATACCGTTCGTATCAATCTGTCCTCCAGTCAAGATTTGAGGCGCGCCCTGGAACTGAACTGGCCTCGGCCAGCCCGTCCATAGTTGATATTTACTGGCGGTTGGGGGTGGTTGCCGGGAATTTCTGCGGGGGCCGTACACCGCTGCTGAGGCGATGATATTTTGTGATTGACCAGACAGACGTTAGGTGATATAATGTGGCTCTTGCGGTCGCTTGCCTGGTGCATGCGGCTTATCTTCTTTGGTGGTGAGGATGTATGGACCCAGAGAACAGCTCAGGTGAAAGACTCAAGCCCGGGCGGAAGCCGAGTGTAGAGATAACCGATTCGCAGACTAGGACGCTCAAGGCCATTCGCAAGTTCGTGGACCAGCACGGTTTTCCGCCGACCGCTGCGGAACTTGGCGAGGTGCTGAGCATCACGAACGCGAGCGCTCACGACCAGATCAGCCAACTCGTTCGCAAGGGCTATCTGAAGAGAGAACCGGGCAAAGCCAGGGGACTGGCAATCGTCCGGGAACCCATCAGCCCGGTTCTGGGCCTTGTCTCCGTGCCCGTGATCGGCAGGGTTGCTGCGGGTCTACCGATCCTAGCAGACGAGAATGTCATTGGTGAGGTACTGGTAGAGAGCAGCGTAGTGTCAGGCGGCCGGTTCTTCGCTCTTGCGGTGCAAGGCGACAGCATGAAAGGCGCGGGCATCAATGATGGAGACACGCTGATTGTCCGCCAACAGCCTGTGTCCGAGAGTGGCGACATAGTCGTGGCGCTGCTTGAGGACGAGGCGACAGTAAAGAGGCTCTATATCACAGATGACCGGATTGAACTCCGGCCGGAGAATCCGAAATACAAGCCGATGCCCATAGGTCCAGACGACGACCTGAGAATTGTTGGGAAGGTCGTGGCTGTCCGGGGCGCTGGCTGAAAGGTCGATATCGCTTCCGAAAGGAATCAAAACGAAAGGAAAACAGTATGCCCACATTCAATCTCAGACGTTTCTCGCAGCCTGACACATTGAAGGCCGTGACAGTCCAGAACCTGACTCGCTTCCTGTACCCGCACGCTCACTACTTTTCCAACAGAGGGTTTACGATACCGCCGCCCGAGACGGAAGCCGATGGCTTTGACTACGACACGCTTGCCGATATCCTGATGACTCCCGATGACCACGTCCCGAGCGATCTCGTGGAGGTACTCCATCTGGTGAATGAGATGTCCACATCTGAGGCGATGGACGAACTATTAAGAGAGGCCGATGTCGAGGGGATAGTCATAGACAGCCGTCCCGATCCCACGCCTACGGACGTCGCAATCCAGGTTTACTTTCAGAACCCGCGCCTTCTTGAGAGCAAGCACTCGGAGCAGTTGCTGACCAGAGCACGGACGTTCCAGTATTTCCAGGCCAAGGATAATGAGAATACGGATCTCGCACCTCCGAGTGAGGATGTGATCCGCGCACTCGAAACCGACCTAGACAACTGGTTCGTGGAACACAATCGTGGGCGCGGCAGCAGGGTGTTCCACTACGTCCGGGAAGACGGCATGTGGTTTCTGGTACGCCACGGCGAACCGTGCAAGCGCGAAGGCAGCATGCTGGACGGTGAACCAGGCTGTGTGTACTACCGCCCAGGGAAGCATGACGTACTCATCTATCAGCCAACCACCGGCGAGATCGGCATAAACGCAGGCACAAAGAGCGAAGTGAACCTCTACAAGAGAATGTTTGGTCTTCACTTGTTTGGGAACGAAGAGTTCTTCCCCGGTGATGGGAAGTATACTCTCAAGCCTCTTCGGGATAGCGGCGCTGATTCGCTCGTGTGCTCAGATGTCGATGGCATCGAGTTCATCAAGCTGAAGGAACTGCAGTTCTTCTGGGGAGGACCGCACAAGGAGATCGAGATATGGAAGGCTGATGACATCTTCGCTATGCTTGCTGATAAGGAACGCAAGATTCCGTCAAGAATCCCCATTCTCAAGGCTGGCTTCCATGTCAAGTTCAGAGACGCAAAGAACCCGAGGACAGTCAGCATTCGACCGTCGAATGTAGCGCAGTTCTCACGCGATGATGATGGCGAGTTGGTCGAGGCCTGGCTGAAGAAGAGAGGGTTCATCATCACTCATGAGGGCAAGGGAGATGAGGACGAAGCGTAGCTTCTGGTCTGCTTGTGAATCGATCCCTGGACTCGCGGCCGTCGAGGCGGAATGGCGGCTCAAGTCAGGAGACGATTTCGACATGGCAAGGGTCTTCTTGAAGCCTCGGCAGACTCCAGCCACATCCATACCTTGTCCGACAGGATCGTGCAACTGCTTCCACGAGGTGGTCTACAGGGCGGATGATCGCATCGCGGCGGTTTGCCGATGCGAGCCTCCGATGTGCGATACGGTCTATCCGGCCACCCAGGACTTGATCGTCTACGAACTCGACCGATGGAAACTGCACTCCAAAATCGGCGAATTGCTTTCCCTCGACATGAAGGCTGAGGCGCTCCAGGATTTGCGAAAGACCACGCAACTTGGGTTCGATGTGCCGCTGGCGGGTTCTGTCTTTCCGGTATTCCTGACGATACAGTTCAGACAAGAAGACTTCCACGACGTAGTCAGCACAATCGCCGCCCGACAGCCGGGACCATTCATCCTCATATCCCCAACTGCACAGTTCTGCACTTCCTCCTGTAGATCAATGGTTGGTGACCACGAGGCTCTATTCCTTACGCTTCCAGATATCATAATTCTCAGCGACGGAAAGCCTACCAGTAATCCGACTGTCGCGGACGCGCTGACCAGATTCCATTCATCAGTTGTTCCCGCTGCGGGGCCCGGAGATGGAGTGCGCAGGTTCAAGACACCCTCAGGCGCACAGTGGTCCGATCTTGAGATCCGCTTCATCTACGGAGACAAGGTGTCAGTCAAGGTCAAGTCGGAAACTGGAGTCTTTAACTGTGCTGAAATGGGCATGGCCAGCAAGAAGAACGGAGAGCCGACAAAGCAGTGGGAACTGCTCCGGGACTTCGCCAAGGGTCATGGCAGATTTGACTGGGACAATCCAGCAGCGGATCGAAAGATTCAGAAGCGGAAGGAAAACCTTGTAAAAGACTTGCGCAAGTTCTTCGTCGGTATCAGGGGCGATCCCTTTGTTTACATCGAAGAGTTGAAAGGCTGGGAAGCCCGCTTCCATATAGAGCCTGAATAGCCTCCAGCGAAATTTCGCTGACTCCCAAAAAGGGCAGGAAGAAATTCTCCGAGTTTTTTCCTGCCTTTTTTGCGTCTTGGCTCTACCCCCCCCCACGGTCTTCTCAAGAGCACATCTAGCCGTTGGCCCCCACCTGCCTCAGCGAAATTTCGAGATTCCCGGTTGAAAGGTTCGGCGAGAGCATCTCACGTGAGCCTGCAACCCAACCGGTGATCCGCAAAGGTCTGCAGTCCTCCCCGGGAGGTTCGAGAGCTGAACCGACCGAGGAGGCGAAATGCATCTCACCAATGGCTTTGAAGGGCTCGACGACTACTCTATCAACCTTATCCGCTACAAGACGCGCCGTCTGATCGGACAGGCGGGCTACACGAGAAGCGACCAGGAAGACATTGAGCAGGACTTGTCGATTCACCTACGCCAGCAACTCCCAAAGCACGATCCCCGCAAGGGCACACTCAAGACGTTCGTCAACACCGTGCTCGACAACAAGATCCGGACGATGGTCAGCGCGAGGCTCACGAGTCAGTTTGACTTCCGCCAGCATGACTGCTCCCTGGACGAGATGATCGAAGCCGACACCGGCGACACGGTGTCGCGCGCAGAGGCAATCGACGCGGAGGAGTATCTGATGGCCACCGGGCGGCTGAACCGAAGGACGCTCGATATAGTAGAGCTGCGAATCGATGTGCGGTGCGCGGTGTCCATGCTTCCAGCGGATCTCCAGGATCTGTGCGCTCGACTGCAGGAACGGACAATTGTGGACATTGCCCGCGAGGATGGAGTGTCCAGGCATAAGATCGACGAGCTTCGGCGTCGCATCGCTTTCCTGTTCCTGGAACACGGGCTGGACCAGTACGTGTAGATTCCCGGCATGCTGGAATCCCCGCCAGTAAATATCAACAGGGCGCTGCTCAGTTCACAACGAGAAGCCCAGGGGAGGTTGTTCATGCCTACAGACTGTCATCCAGATTGGATGGCCTTCGGCGACCGAATGACCGAGGCGGCGGGGATTCTGGCCGCCGGAATACTACGCGGGAGGAAACGCGAGATGAACCGAATCAGGAAAGACCGCTCTTTCTCCGAACCAGGACTTGATGTTTTCGTCGAAAAGAGCGTTCATTGCACCAACAAACCGCTTCCGAATGGAGAGAGCCGATGAGCGCATCAAGGGTCGGGCTTGACCCGGAGTTCGCCAAGAGGCTCAACCTCTTCGAGAAGAAGCTTGCCGACCACGGCATCAAGGTCGTTCTGACCTGGGGCTACAGGTCCATCGAAAGCCAGAACGGATTGTATGCCAAGGGCCGTACCGCACCCGGAAGCGTTGTGACCAACGCGCGCGGCGGGTACAGTTGGCATAACTTCGGCCTCGCCGCCGACTACGCCTTCATAATCGACGGCAAGGTCACATGGAATGGTCCGTGGGATGCGTTCGGACGTATCGCCAGACAGTGCGGCCTGGAGTGGGGCGGTGACTGGAAGAAGTTCAGGGACCGACCGCACATTCAGATGACCAGAGGCAAGACCCTGGCGCAGATGCGCACTGTCGCGAGAGGCAAGCGGTAGTTCCCATTCGGAGGCGCTATCTGGGGGTAATGAATGACGACAAGTACCAGAACCGGCGATTCGGTCTTGAAGCAGATCGCGGATCTCGACGGCCTGAGCCACGAGGAGCTTTGCCAACTCTGGCGAACGCTCTACGGTAAGCAGCCGATGGCGTGCAATCGGCCGTATCTCATCAAGCGCCTGGCCTACCGCATCCAGGAGATAGCCTACGGTGGCCTTTCCGACAGGGCGCGCACGACCATGGATGAAATCCTTGATGCCCAAGGCTTCGATGAAAACGGAGGTAGCCTCGATGGCAGGCGCACCGAGAGGAAGCGCAAGGTTGGTGTGCCGGTCGCGGGCACTCGGCTGGTGCGTGAGTGGAACGGCAGAACGTATGAGGTGACCGTGGTTTACGGCGGGTTCGAGTATGACGGACGACGCTACAAGTCACTCACCGCCATCGCTACAGCGATTACCGGCACTCACTGGAACGGCAGGGCCTTCTTCGGCCTGAAGGAGTCCCACAAGAAGAACAGCAGGTGTGGTCAATGAGCAAGACACAGAGCATGACCACCCCGCGCGTTCGGTGCGCGATCTACACCAGGAAATCCACCGAGGAGGGTTTGGAGCAGGAGTTCAACAGCCTCGACGCACAACGTGAAGCCGCCGAAGCATTCATTGTAAGTCAGCGGCATGAGGGTTGGACGGTTGTGCCGCAACACTACGACGATGGCGGTTTCTCAGGCGGAACGATGGATCGTCCGGCCCTTGAGCGGCTGTTGGAAGACGTAGAAAACCACCGCGTGGATTGCGTTTTGGTCTACAAGGTGGATCGGCTCTCCCGGTCGCTCTTGGACTTTGCCAAGATCATCGAGGCGTTCGACCGCAACGGCGTATCGTTCTGCTCGGTGACGCAACAGTTCAATACGAGCACGTCGATGGGACGTCTCATCCTGAACGTGCTCCTCTCGTTCGCCCAGTTCGAGCGGGAGATCATCGGCGAGCGTATCCGTGACAAGGTGGCTGCCGCCAAACGGAAAGGCAAGTTTACTGGGGGTACTCCGCCGCTTGGCTATGACGTCGACTCGGAGAAGACGCGCCTTGTGGTCAATCCGGATGAAGCGCGACTCGTGCGCCACATCTTCAAGCGGTTCGCCGAGATAGGGTCGCCGCTCACCATCGCGGAGGAACTCAACAAGAAGGGGATCACGACCAAGGCTTGGATGACCAAGAAAGGCGTCTTCCGGCAGGGCAACCCCTGGAACAAGATACACATCTACCGCGTGCTCTACAACCGGACCTACCTCGGCGAGGTGATCCATAAGGACAAGACCTTCCCCGGAGAACACGAAGCGATTGTCACCAGAGACATTTGGGAACGGGCGCACTCGGTTATCGAGAACAACAAGCGCCACCGCTCTCAGCATGTCCGTGCCAAAGCTCCCGCGCTTCTCAAGGGTCTGATCCGATGCGGAGCGTGCGACACGGCTATGAGCCCGGTATCGACCGGCACGGCTCATAAGAACTACCGCTACTACACATGCGGCAGGGCATCCAAGACAGGGCACAGCAACTGCCCGGTCAGATCGGTGCCCGCGGGAGACATTGAGGGGGCCGTCATCCAGCAGCTTCGCTCGATATTCAAATCGCCTGAGATGATAGCGCAGACCTATCAGGCGACGCGTGAGCTTGAGGCAGAGGAGCTTGGGCAACTGCGAGCCGAAAGAACAGAACTGGAATCGCGGCTTACTGAACTCAAGCAGGCCGCGTCGAGGCTCTTGGACTCCGGGGTGTCAGACAGCGAGACCAACGACGAGATACGTCGGACCAACGACGAGTTCATCGATAGCCAGCGCAGGTTCCGCGATGTGGACGATGAAATACAGGGGATGCAAGCACGACTGGTGAGCGAGCGCGACGTTGCGGAATCTCTGCGCAGGCTCGATCCGATCTGGGATGAACTCTTCCCTCTGGAGCAGTCGCGCATAGTGCAGTTACTCGTCGAGCGCGTCACCATAAACGTCGACGGCATGAACATCCGAATCAGGGGCAACGGTCTACACTCGCTTGTGACCGAGGTCCGGGACACAGCAGGACAACACGAAAGGAGTCAGGTTGAATGTTGACCGGAGTCACGGTGCGGAATGATAACAGCGGCATAGTGGTCAACGTGCCACTCACATTGAAGAAGCGAGGCGGCAGAAAAGAGGTGGTCCTGCCACAGGCGTTTGCGTCCGATAGCCCTATGCGTCCTTCGCATCAGGAAGCGCTCGTCATAGCGATTGCCCGGGCGCAGAGGTGGCAGAAGCTGCTCGACGAAGGCAAGTTCGAGTCCATCTCCGATCTGGCCAGGGATATAGGGTTGGATGTCTCCTTCGCGGCCCGGCTGCTGCGGCTCACACTTCTCTCGCCGGACATTGTTGAGTCGATCCTTATGGGCAACGAGCCAAGTGGGTTGTCGCTGACTCAGCTTACAAAGCAGTTGCCGTTGATGTGGGACGAGCAGAGACGTGTTCTCGGATTCGCCCATTCCTGATCTCCCGTCAGAGCATGCGACGAACTATCGCTGCTTCACTTAACAACGAACACGGAACACGGCGCAAGACGCACCAGGCTTTGGCACGTACTGCCCATGACGCGGTCATATATGGCCGAGTGGCCCATGAAACCGACTA